GTTCTGGTAGCTTCTCTTTAATCAATCTTGATAGGTCGCTAAGAGTTAATCCGCTTTGGTAAACTATTTCCTCAAAGTAGTTTTGTCCTTCGTAGTGTGTAACTTTTATAAGTGCTGCTGGATGCACATAACCAAAGTCCAATCCGTAAAACACATCGCCTTCAGGTGCTTCATCGTATTGTTTCCATTGTGTGTATATAATTTCTTTTGCAGAGCCTCGTTCTCCTAAACCATAAACCTTCCACATAAAGTCATCAGGCAAATCTTTGTATTGCTCAATGTTTCTTATTTGGCTTTCGCTTAGATTAGTTATGTTGTTTAGATATGTAGAATGGATGCGTTTGTTCATTGGGTTATCAGCTACATCATAAACCCAAGAAATAAAGTCAGCTGGATTCCAGTCTAAGAATACTTGTCCAGTTGTACGAATCAAAAGCTGGTCAAACAAAGCCTTGCTAATTAGGTTTGCCTCGTTTACAAATAGTATATCCCTTGCTGGACCTTTTGCCTTGTCTGGGTCTTCCAATCCAAACAACTCTATGTAAGAACCATTCTTAAACGTATAAATGAAATCAGTATATCGAAACTCCTTCTCATCCCATATATTCCATTGTTCTAATATATTTTTAAAGTCTCTATAAACTCCTCGTTTAATATGTGGAAGGGAATGTGATACCATTGAAATCCTTGTATTAGGATTGCTTATTGCTATGTGTATTAGCAACTGAACAACTGAATAGCTTTTGCTTGACCTTGAACCACCTTCGTTACAGATTACAGGAAACCCATCTTCGTATGCCTTTTTATTAGCATAAAAGACAGGTGTTGCCTTAATCTTTAATTGGTTGACAATCTGCATCTGGCTCAATAGTTATTTGAACACTACCCTTAATGTCAGCAGTAATGTCTGTTGTTTGTTTAGGTCTGCCCTCTAATCTATCTAAAAGAATCTCGTATGCTTTTAAGTCTCCCTTTCTCGCCTTTGCTATGATTTGCATATCTAATTGTTCAGCTATGCTAAACTCCTCATCTTCGCCTGTTACTGGGTTGCGTACCTTAGTAACCAACTCCAATAAACGTAAAAGTCTTGTCTTGCTATTAGGAACACCTTTAGGTCTTCCGTTTGGGTTTCCGCTTACCCCTTTTTCAAATTGTGTATCTATATTTGGAAATGCCATAAGTTACCTGTTTTTTACCTGTATTACAAAATTACCCCATTCTTCTTGATAATCAATGAAGGGTCAAGTTTTTGCATCCTATCAATAATTACTTGGCAGTATTTAGGGTCAAGTTCTGTTCCGTAACATTTGCGACCTAATTGATGCGCTGCTACCATTGTTGTTCCGCTTCCTAAGAATCCATCTGCTACCAAGTCACCTGTTTTAGAACTATTTGTTATTTGATAAGCGATTAGTTCTACAGGCTTCATTGTAGGATGCTCTGCGTTTCTACTTGGTCTTTGGAATTCTAATATTGTTGTTTGTTTCCTGTCTGAATACCAACTATGCGATGCTCCTTCCTTCCATCCGTATAAACAAGGTTCGTGCCTCCATTGGTAGTCTTGCCTTCCCATTACCATAGAATTTTTAACCCATATCAAGCATTGCTTTACCATTATGCCAGAATCTGCCATTGCTCTTCTAAAGTTTGCTCCTTCGCTATCAGCGTGCCAAACATACCAAGAACCTCCAGCTTTTGTATATGAACCAAGAGCCGTGTAAAAATCGTATAAGAATTGGTAAAAGTCGCCATCTTTCATACTATCATTTTGAATAGTTAGGGCATCTTTAGTCTTTCCTGTATAAGCCACGTTGTATGGTGGGTCAGTAACTACCATATCTGCGTACTCCGAGCCGAATATTTTACCCCAATTGTCCGTTTCGGTAGATGAACCGCATAAAAGTTTATGTTGCCCTATTTCAAAGATATCGCCTAAAACAATATCGGTTTCGCTACCACCCACAGGCACGTCAAAGTCATCTTCGGATGCATCTGCGTTTGTTATGGCAAAGTCTGGAATATCAAGACCCCAATCAGTTAATTGTTCTACATCCCAATTATTAGCTAAGTCATCCCAATCCCACTCGCCATATCCTACATTGTCCTTTACTATAAATTCTTTCTTTTGTTCTTCAGTTAGTTCTTTTGCTTGTTTTACAGGAACATCTGTAAGTCCAGCTTCAATACAAGCCTTTAGACGCATATTACCACCTAAAACAATATTGTTTTCGTCTATAACAATAGGTCTAAGTTCAAGCATCTGTGGGAAGTCTTGAATTGACTTAACTAGCTTCTTAAACTTGTCATCCTTAATGATTCTTGGGTTGCTTTGGTTAGGTTTGATTTCGTTGATGTTCATAGTATTTAGACTTTTTATTTCAGTTTGTATAGGGATTGAATTATAATCATTTCTTTCATCCATATTATCGGTTTTTTGTTGGTGTTCGTATTGATATAATGCTATCTGGCTTTTTTTCTAAATTGGTATATCCAAGCCATTTGCCACATTTGGTACACTCAAATTGTGTTTCTTTAATCTTACCAAACCAAACGTATCCTTCAGTTATTGCACCACATTTACAGGTGTATAGCTTCTTTCCGTATGTGTCTTTCATAGTTTATTCTTTAACTTGGTTACGTTATTTCTAAGAGGCTTTACCAAGTATATTATCTACCTTGCCTTGAATAAGGTTTAACTGGCTTATCCTTTGGACCAGATGTCTTCTTGTACTTGCCACACTTTCTTTTGCCAAAGCTAACCTTGTTGTTACTGCTTACTTTCGCCATAGTTGTTTATTAAATCTGCTAAATAATCAAATGCTTGTTCTTGTGTTTCTCCAAATACATAGTGAGTACATCCATCAATGACAAAAGAATAGCAAGAATATCCAGCTATAACTTCCTCTTTGCACGTTTCAAATATGTTACTTGTATCTATCAATTAGTTCTATTAATTCAGTTCTTTGCCATTTTTTAATCCTATTGTTAACCGCCTCAAACTCCAACTCTTTCACCGCTTTTTCACCTATCCTTTCTACTAAGCCAATCCTATACATTGCTTGATTTCCGTGCTTAAACATATTGCATCCAGCACATTGTAAATGGATGTTCCATTCGTTAAACCTTAAAGCCGAATAACCTTTAACAGTAAAGTAATGCCCAGCTTGATTTCCATTATAGCTTCCGCAACTAATACAAGGCAATCCTTCATCTCGTTTTCTAATATAAGCATTAACTACCTTTTGGGTTTTATCTAACAACTTGGGTAAAGGTATCAATGGCATAAAGCAAAATTAGCGTTACTTTTTCAATCTAACAACACATAATCTATCGTTATGCTTATATCGTTTCTTGTTAATTGGGTTCATATAAGTCATTATGGTTTTGTAATCAGTACCCAAAAACCTTATTGCCTTTGCTATTGACCTAAACCAAATCTCCTCTTTAGTATCTAAATAAATTAATCTAACTTCAATGTTATTATCTATTCCTGTCATTTAATCAATCTTTTTAATTCAAAGTATAAATGTGCAGTTAAATAAATAAAACAAGCTAAAGGAACGCTAATAAGAATAAACTTTAGCAATTCGTAAATAAATGTTAATAGTTTCATAGTTTGTTTTGTAAAAATAGGTACAAAGTATATCTTTTGCACTCGTTTTTTATAAATATTTCATTGTTTAATTTCTCCAAGTCCTTTTGAGTTTTAGCAGTTACCTTGTAATGTGCTATAATCTTTTTCTTTATTTGGTCTGCTTTATCTGGACTTAGATTATCCTTGTTTAATTCCTTTCGTTTCCATAGTATGTCAAAAGCCATCGTATTTAGTAACTCCCAGCCTCTTTTAGCAGACTTATCCCAATTTTCGTACAATGCCTCAATAACTTCATCATCTTGTATTTTAGGTATCTCTACTGCTTGTGGTTCTACATAAGTCTTTTGTCTTACTTGTAAAGCTATTGGCTTATATGCTGCCATTACATCACCAAAAAATTTAGGTGTAAACATAATTGCCTTGTCAACTGATAATTTTCCTATTGCGTATAGTTCAAATGCTACTCCAAGTTCCTTTAGTTTGTAATTTCCGTAATTTTTTATAACAAATTCGCAAATGAACTGAAATACTTCTATTGTTGGTGTTTGGCATCCGCTTAGTGCAACACAGGTCTTTAAGTGTTCCTTAACCTCTATTGGTGAACATCGACCAACACTCATAGTATCTAAAGCAAATACAACCTTTAATTCATCTGGTTCAAGTTTGTTATAGATTTCTAAGTGCAATAGTTTCTCGTTCTGAGTAAGAGAGTTTATGGCTTGTGGTAATACTTCTGTTAATAATTTCATCGTTCCAAGATTTGTTGTTTAAAAATGTTTCAGGGTTTTTACGGAATTGCTTGTCTGGTACTG